GAACTTCTACGGTATGGACAGTCGGTGGGCATGAGTCATACGTTGACGGCAACTTTATTACCCACATCTCCTCCTATTCCGCTGATGATGTCTACGAAATATTCCTAGAGTGCCATACCGTAGAGGGTACAGGACAAGACGCTAAGTTTAGCTTTCTAACACAGACTGTCACCCTACAGGGTCAGACTAAGGTTGCACTTCCTACGCCAGTGGCTAGGGTATCTCAAATCTTCAATAACAATGGTGTTGAGCTAGTGGGCCGTGTCAGAGTGTACGAAGATGTTGCTATTACTGCTGGTGTCCCCAACGACCCAACTAAGATACACATCGACATTCCCGCTGGATTACAGGGTTCATTTAAGGCTGCAACCACATTCAGTGATGAAGACTACTATGTACTCACTGGTGGTTTTGGTTCCGTTAGCTTAAAGCAAAACGCAGCGGCAGACTTCTACCTTGAGGTTAGAGAAGTCGGTAAGGTATTCGTACAACGTGCTGCTGTAAGTGCTTCCTCTGGTGGCCCTTGGGATATTGACCTTGATCCAGCAGTTATCATCCCAAAGAACGCTGATGTTCGCATTACAGTGGAGACAGACACCAACAATGCTGTCGTATTTGGGGTATTCAAAGGTTATCTAGCAAAGGTTACAGGTTAATGAAAGTTGGTTCTAAAGTATCTTGGAATAGCTCAGGCGGAACTGCCCGTGGTATCGTCCGTGAAATCGTTCGTGATGGTAAAGTCTCAGGTATCCCAGTAAAGATCACAGGAACCAAAGAGGAACCTGCCGCTCGTATTGAGATCATTGATGATGAAGGTAAGCCAACAGGCACAATGGTAGGTCACAAGGTTTCTACCCTCCGTAAAGCACAATACGCTAACGACATCTTCACCACTGAGCCAGAAGCTGTCTCTCGTTCTATGGACTTAGGCATGGGTGGAGCTACTCACGTCTCTGAGTACGATGGACAGGCTGTGTACATGCCCGGAGAGAGCCACGAGGCTTATCTTTCGTTCTACGAAGGGGGTGAGCCTACCGAAGAGGCAGAAGAGCCTTCAGTGAGCCGTATAGAGGCTCTCAGGGCCGTTGTAGCTGAGATACTAAAGACTGACTTTGCTAAAGCTGAGTATCAAGGCGAAACTGTCACTCTGAATAAGCCTCGTCGTATCAAAGGTGGCAACAAGAAGTTTGAGGTGTTCGTACAGGACGGCGGTAAGGTCAAACGGGTAGCTTTCGGTGATCCCAACATGGAAATCCGTAGGGACGATCCTAAAGCTCGTGCCAATTTCCGCTCCCGCCATTCCTGTGATACCAAGAAAGATAAGACAACGGCTGGCTACTGGTCATGTCGTATGTGGGAATCCAACACATCGGTGGGTGAAATGACAAAGAATATCGAAGGTAAAATCCTTAAGACCGACGACGAACAGCGTATGGTCTACGGATGGGCTTCTGTAGTTACAGAAAAAGGTGAAGCCGTTATTGATCGTCAGGGTGACGTTATCGAAGCTGGCACACTGGTAAAAGCCGTTAATGAATTTATGGAGCATGTGCGGGTCGGCAAGGCTATGCACGTTGGAGATCAAGTTGGCGTAGTTGTCCACTCTCTTCCTATCACTAAAGAAATTGGTGATGCTCTTGGTATCCAGTCTGATCGTGAAGGATGGGTTGTCGCTTACAAAGTATTCGATGATACCGTCTGGGATATGGTCAAATCTGGTGAACTCGCTGCGTTCTCTATAGGTGGACGTGCTATTAAGGAGGAAATCTAACTTGCCTAATCTCCTGAAAAACTTGCACCTTGAAGAACTTTCCCTTGTGGATCGTCCAGCCAATGCACAAGCAATGGTCTCACTCTTCAAGCGTGACAATTCCGAAGAGGAAATTACGAAAATGAACGAAGAAATGGAAGCCAAAGTAAAGGCGTACATGGACGACAAAGGCTGTGGCCGTGGTGAAGCTATGAAAGCTCTCGGCTACGACATGGAAAAAGCTGATGAAGCTGTAACCGAAGAAGTCGCTGAGAAAGCTGCTCCTGAAGTTGAAGCTGTAGAAGCTCCTGAAGTTGACGTTGAAGCACTTAAGGCTGACTTTGATCGTCTTTCTGCTGAGAACCAACATCTCCGCAAAGGTTTGATTGACAATGGTTACGTTATCCGTGCCGACTCAATCGAGAAGAAAGCGGAAGAAGAAATGATGGACATCGACGGTGAGATGGTAGCTAAGAGCGACATCCCAGCCCCAGTCCTGAAAGCACTCGAAGCTGCTGCTGTAGCCAAGCGTGAACATGAAATCGAAAAGGCTGACCTTGAGTTGACAAAGAAAGCGGAAGAAGTTCTGCCACACTTTGAAACTGGTGCAGCTAAGTCTCTCCTGAAGTCATTCTCGGAAGATGATGGAATTATGGAAACCCTCAAAGCTGCTGATGCTGCCTTTGCTGCTTCCATGCAAGAATTTGGTAAGTCCGATGTAGACGGTGAGTTCGCTACCTCTGCTGACAAACTGGATGCTCTCGTAAAGTCCTACATGGACGAAAACCAACTGAAAAAGAGTGAGTTCGCCAAGGCTTATGCTGCTGTAGCTAAGACCGACGAAGGCAAAGCACTCATCACTAAATCCTACAAAGGGGAATAACAATGGCCGTTATGCAGTCTCGTGATAACCGCACTTTCATCGCTGGGGAAGACCTTTCCGCAGCACAATTCAAATTCGTAACTCTGGAAGCCGATGGTCAAGTTGATCTGGCTGACGCTGCTGGTGAGAACGCTATTGGCGTATGTCTCGCTGGTGCTGCCGCTGGTGCTGCTGTGACAGTATGTATCTCTGGCTCCGTAATGGTAGAAGCTGGTGGTGCTATCACTGCTGGCGACCAAATCCAAACTGGCGCTGACGGTACTGCCCTCTTGGCTGCCACTGGTGATGTTGTACTTGGTTATGCCCGTGAAGATGGCGTAGATGGTCAGATCATCGAAATCGAAATGATCCAAGGCGGCAACGTAGTCCCAGCCTAATCTAGCATTTAAAGGAATAATCTAATGCCACTTTTGACCCCATCACAGGTACATATCGACCAGCCGTTGTCCAACTTGACACTGGCCTATGTACAAGAACAAACTAACTTTGTCGCTGATAAAGTATTCCCAACCGTAGGTGTTGCTCGTCAGTCTGACAAGTATTACATCTATGACCGTGCGAACATGAACCGCTCTGGTGACGTAAAGAAACTTGCGCCACGCACAGAAGTTAACCGCATCGGTATGGCAGTTTCTAACGCTGCTTATTATGCTGACGTTTATGGCCTCGGCATGGACTTCGATGAGCAAACTCTTGCTAACGAAGACGCAATGTTGGAAATCCGTTCCGCTGGCGCACAGACATTGACAACTCGCTTGTTGATCGACCGTGAAGAGCGTTTCGCTGACACATTCTTCAAGGCTGGCGTCTGGACTACAGACGTAACTCCTGCAAACCTGTGGTCTGACTACACTAACTCTACACCAATCTCTGACGTAACTACTGGTCGTCGCACCATGCAGTTGGCATCAGGTGGCTTCAAGCCAAACACAATGGTTGTTGGTAAAGAAGTTCGTGACATCTTGGTTAACCACCCAGACATCCTCGCTCGTTTGAACGGTGGTGCAACTGTATCGAACACAGCTTTGATTACAGATGCTAAACTGGCAGAAATCTTTGAAGTAGAGAACTTCTACGTCATGGAAGCTGTTAAGAACGGTGCTGCTGAAGGTCTGGCAGAAGCCAATGCTTTCATCGGTGGTAAGAACGCTCTGTTGGTACACACACCTCGTGCATCCGGTCTGATGACCCCTGCCGCTGGTCTGACATTCGCATGGAACTCAGTTCCCGGCGTAAACAACCTCGGTGTTACCGTTGAGTCCTTCTCTGACGATGCTCTGAAGCGTCAGCAAGTTGCAGAACACATCCAAGTTAAAATGGCCTATGACATGAAAGTCACAGGTGCAGACTTGGGTTACTTCTTCTCAGCCGTAATCGCCTAAGCGATAGATACTAAAGGTGTACCCTGAGCTTAACGGCTTGGGGTACAACCCAATATATAACAGAACATAACAGTATTCATATAATGGAGAGTCCCTATGCACCCCACATACTTGGGTTGGCAGGTCGATTGGCCTGTGTTTATCAAGATGCCTTTACTGGCGGATAATACGAATTGGAAACGTGGAGATCACTTTAACTGGGCAGAGCGAGGTATAGACCAAGATAAGGTTGCTACCCTATACGCCGCTGGTTATATCCACCACAATAAAGAACTAGAGGTTCAGAACAAGGTTGGAGATCGACTGTCTGAACTCGCTGGCAAAGACTTAGAGACCTTAGTGAACTTACTTAATGTCGAGGTAAACAAACGTACCTCCAGTAAGACAGAGTTTGAAGCTAAGAAGTGTAAGAAGTCTAAGATTGACGATAAGCAACGTGGTCTAATCAGACGCTTCCTTAATGTTAATCGCTGGATTACAGAAGACTTCTACGACATACGAGACAAGGTTCTCGCTGACTAATAACAACACCAGTTCGCTGGCACTCAGGAGACGACTTACATGGCATGGTCTTACGATCCTACAGACTTGGACACTACCACGGCCTCTGGTCGTCTCAATACAGTGCGTCTTTTAATCGGTGACACTAATACCGAAGATCAGCAAGTACAGAACGAAGAGGTCACGTTTGCTCTATCTGAGAATGGTAACAATGTTTACTACTCAGGTGCTTGGGCTGCTCGTGTTATCTCAGCT